GCTCTGTAACCACTGAGAATTCTTACCGCAAGGTGCTTATGACTGGGACGTTGGTGGTTGTGTAGTGAGCGTCTCAGTTTACCGCAAGACCGACCAAACCAAATTAATTGTCGTACGTCCAGCGCCAACTCTTTCTTCCGAAGTCGGTCCACAAGGAGCTTCGGGAATATATGGGGTTCAGGGCGTAAAAGGCGTTACTGGCATCACCGGGTCGATTGGCAGTATTAGTAATTACTTCCTTACCTTTGCCACGTCGGGAAGCTGGGACTCACCTGTATCTAACCCGTTTACAGTCTCTTTGGGGACTGACGTGGATGTGGATTTTCCAACTTCTGCAGTGAGACCTTGGCTAAAAGGCACTCTCGCCGGGTATTACTCAATTTTGGTTAAGTCTTCCGTGACGCTGACTAAGACCGGATCAACAGCTATAGGGCCGGATTGCCAACTGCGTTACACGCTCAACACCAACGCAGGTGAGCCATTAGGATCTGTGCAACAAGCATGGGCATCTTCAGCTAATGCCTCTGAGACTCTTTTGATGTCTTTCTATTGCACTGGATACTTAGGCGCTGGGTCTACTTCAGACCGTTTTAAAATAACCCTTACGCGCGAAGGACCGTCTGATTTCACTGTATCTGTAAACTGGGTGGCAGCGCTGTTGCACCCCATGGGCACTTTCGCCACAGGACCCACTGGGCAAAAAGGTATTTCTGGTCTTCAAGGAATCCAAGGAATCCAAGGAGTGCAGGGATACCGTGGATCACCCAGCGAAGGATATTCCACCTACAATCAGATTCCAACGCCCTAAGGAGCCCAATGAGCAACTATTTTGTGAGGGGAAATACCCTTACTATCAGTTCTATTGGCGTTTCTTCCTCAAGCAACGCTGGCCCATCCGGCCCTCAAGGGGCTCAAGGAATTCAAGGGATTCAGGGAATTCAGGGAACTACTGGCTCCACTGGTACGCCGTATTTCCAAGGTGGGCTGTTTACCGGCTCTTCTGCAACCAGTTTATCTACTTCTGGAACTGCCGTTCAAGTTTCTTTGGACACCGCTGAGCTCAACGAGATGGTATTTGGTTTCTCGTCTAACACAGTTACTACCCCGTCTCTAAACGCAGACTACGCTATTACTGGGCAGTTGTGGTTTCCTACCAGCAATACGTCTGGCGTGCGAATGGCTCAGCTGAAGATTAACGACGTCGAGGTGGCTACAAGCTTCTCCCCGCCAATCTATACCTCCACTACCCAGCCCTACGTACCAGTAATGGTCACTTGGTTTGGACGAATTAACGCCTCCACAACAATCAAATTGTTTGGAGCTTATTATGGAACTGGTACTACAACGGTGTCCGGTACGCCAAAACCTCGTTTGACCATTTCCGCTATTGGAACAGGCCCACAAGGATCTCAGGGAGTTCAGGGAATCCAAGGCATACAAGGAATCCAAGGGCTGCAAGGAATTACTGGACCTTCTGGTACTGGAACTGTTCAATTTGCCACCTACGACCAGATCCCCACCCCTTAAGGAGCACAAATGCCAGGCACTACCTCAAACATGGGGCTCCCGTTTCCTCTGGGGTCGGAAAAACCATATATCGCTCAGGCGATTCAGAATCTTGCTGTAGCGGTTTCATTGCAGGCCGCTAACGCAACACACACACACACGAATGATCAAATTCCAGCCAAAGTAACCGCAGCTGCTGTAGCTGACACGCTTTCTGCGGTTTACACTGGAACGGTATCCGGAGCGGTTACCGGAACCTTTTCTGGCCTAGCTAACTCTGCGGCAAGTATCGTTACTAGCCTCCCTAATACTCACGACAGCACGACTACCAACGCGCATCCGAACCTGCTGCGCAAGGACAACAACGGTACTGAAACTATGCTCGGTAGCTTGGTTGTTACCGGTATTCCGTACAAGGTAGATTCTGGTAACAAAGCGTTGGTATTTGAAAACCCAGCAGATTCACGCATATGGAATATCACCGGGCAGCGCATTAAAAATCTTGAATACTCAACCACAAACGCCGGAGCAACTTCCCTTACGGCCACAAGAACGTCAGTCATTGCTTCTGGAGTTGTGACACTTACTTTTGATGGTTCAGGGGCAGCTAAAGCTGTCACCGTAACGATTTCATCCAGTCCTTTTACTGCCAGTCCTATTGTTGTCGCTAGTGTTAGCTCAGCTAGTGCAACTACCACACTAGGCCTTTACAACGTGTCTGTATACGATAAAGACTCAAACAGTTTTATTATTTCAGCTACGAGAATTGATGGAAACACGCCGTCTAATGGCACAAATGTTGTTGTCAACTGGATCGCAATAGGGATCTAATGACATTTGTCCTCGATCGACTGCCTACGAACGACGACGAACTATGGTGGGCCGTTAAGGTCCTGTGGGGAGTAAACATCCCTCGTACGCGCGTGTGTCCAGATCATATTGCTCCGTTTGACGCTTTTGCCGACGCCTATTTCAACAGGGACGGCACTATTTCGCTGTGGCACGGCTCCCGAGGACTATCTGGAAAATCGTTTACGCTGTCCATCCTTGGACTCACCAAGGCTGTCCTTCTGGGCGCTGATGTGAACCTACTAGGAGGGTCGCTAGCGCAGTCAACCAATATCCATGAAGCCATGAGAGCAGCATGGGAGTCTGAAAACGCCCCGCGCGAAATGATAGGAATTGAGTCCAAGACAGAGATCCGCTTAACCAACCGGGCAAAGATTCGCCCTCTCACGGCTTCGCAAAAGACTGTTCGCGGTCCTCACCCGCCTTTCCTTCTTTTGGACGAGATTGACGAGATGGACATCGGCATCCTTGACGCCGCGCTAGGGCAGCCTATGCCGCAAAAGAATTACCTTGACGAAATACTTCAGCCGTACACAGTTCTGTGCTCCACCTGGCAGAACCCAGAAGGCACCTTCACGGAGATTAGGCGTCGCTTTGAGGAGCGAGGCTTGCCGATGAAAACATGGTGCTGGCGAGAAAGCGCAAACGAAGTAGACGGTTGGCTGGCGCTAGAGACAGTAGAGGCAAAAAAGCGCGAAATTCCAGCCGAGATGTGGCGAGTTGAGTACGAGCTGGGAGAGCCATCTATTGGTAACCGAGCATTTGATTCAGACGCCATTGAGGCAACTTTCAATTTGCCTATGGAGCCTATTACTTCGGAAGTAATGAAGGATTTTGAAAGATATACATTTGAGAATTACAGCAAGCAGGGGACATATGTAGCTGGCGCGGACTGGGCCAAGGAAAAGGACTACACGGTTATTGCCGTTGTGCGCACAGATGTTCATCCAGCGCGAATTGTGTCGTGGACCAGAGTCAACAGGCGCCCGTACCCCACCATGGTTGGGTATTTTAATGAGGAAATCGACAAATACGACGCTGAGGCTATTCACGATGCAACTGGCCTAGGAAACGTAGTGAGCGATTATCTGGACATGAGGGCGCGTGGTTTCACTATGACTGGAGAAAAACGCGACTCCATGCTTAGTGAATATGTGTCTGCAATTGAGCAGGGCAGGTTTAGTTTTCCTAAGATTCTTACCGCTTACACTGCACACAAATACGCTCAAGTAGGAGATTTATACTCAAGGCAACAGCAATACCACCTTCCTGACGAAGTGTGTGCGCTAGCTTTATGTAACCGCTTAATTAGCCGATCAGCTCCTACTGCCGGAATTATTGGCGTAAGAAAGGACGACTCGCCGAACAAGTTCGCTGCGGTACTAGACCGACCAGTAGACGACAATGAGACTGCCTACACAGCAGACGGAGTAGTTAAAGTCAAGGACGAAAGTCGTGGCTTCAGCCTCATGGTGTGACTAGGTGGAGAGAATAACCGTGAGGAGGCTGTCCAGTGACCGTGCCAACCAATCAGGAATACAAGGGGTTCGACCTTAACCCAGGCGAGACTATGCCTACGCGAGTTCAGCCAATGGTCGAGCTTGGCGCAACGGGTCTTCGGCGCTTCTCCGGATACATTGAAGAGGAGTTTCTGCCGCAGCTTCGCGGGCGCAAGGCTGTTCAGATTTACCGGGAAATGTCAGACAACGATCCGATTGTCGGGTCTCTGGTATTTGCTATCGACCGCCTTCTGCGGCGCCTTAAGTGGAGTGTAGAGCCAGCCAGTCAAAAGCCTGAGGATCGCAAGTACGCTGAGTTCGTAGAGTCCTGCATGGACGACATGAGCCATACGTGGGACGACTTTATTTCGGAAGTTCTTAGCATGGTTGTTTACGGCTGGAGCTATCACGAAATTGTCTACAAGCGTCGCTTGGGAATTTGGGAAAAGGACTCAGCCAAGAAGTCTAAGTACAAGGATGGCTATATCGGATGGCGCAAGATGCCTATTCGCTCGCAGGAGACTTGGCTGCGTTGGATTTTTGACGACAAGGGCGGCATTCAGGGGATGGTGCAGCTTTCTCCGCCAAATTACCACAACACACCTATTCCTATTGATAAGTCCCTTTTGTTCCGCACTACGACTGCAAAGAACAACCCTGAGGGGCGTTCTATGCTGCGAAACGCCTACCGCCCGTGGTACATGAAGAAGCGCCTTGAAGAAATCGAAGGAATCGGCATTGAGCGCGATCTGGCTGGCCTTCCTGTAGCCAAGGTTCCTGCTGACTACCTTTCAGCAAAGCCGGGAACTGAAAAAGAAAAGATGGTTCAGGCTTTTCGCAAGATGGTGCGCTCTGTACGAAGGGACGAGCAAGAAGGAATTATCCTTCCTGTCGCTTATGACCAAGACACCAAGCAGCCGCTGTTTGACTTCTCCCTGCTGACATCAGGCGGAGGAAGATCTTTCGACACAGACAAGATCATTCAGCGCTACGAGCAGAGAATTTTGATGACTGTCTTGGCCGACTTTATTCTTGTTGGGCACCAGTCGACTGGATCTTACGCGCTGCACACCGACAAGACTGGGATGTTCCGAGCTTCTATTAACTCTCTAGCCGAGTCCATTTCTGACGTACTCAACCGCCACGCCATTCCTCGCCTGTTCGCTTTGAACGGGTGGAAGGTAGATTCTCTTCCTCGAATCGTGCCTGGAGACGTTGATCCGCCAGACCTAGGACAGCTGGCTAGCTTCATGACGGCTATGCAGTCCACAGGTGTTCAGTGGTTCCCTGACGCCACTCTTGAAAACTTTGTTCGAGATATTGCTCGCCTTCCTAAGCTGGATGATGACCAAGAAAAGGTCAAGGAGCAAATGACAAAGCAGTCGTTGATCATTGCGATGGCTAATCAGCAGATGGAAGCTTTGAATCTTGAGCGGCAGGCCGAATCTGGAGCTGTTCAAGCTGAACAAGAGCAAATGGGATTGCAGCAGTCTCAAATGAATATGCAGCAGCAAACTGCCGAGCCTGACCCAAATGCAGTCAAAGCAGAAGAAGAAAAGTCAAATCTTGAAACAGAGCACCAGAAAATTGACCTTGAACAGAAAAAGGTCAACCTAGATCAGGCGCGCAAGCCGGGAGGTAAGAAGTGAGCGAGAGACTGTCTAAGGCGTTTTTTGGCGCTGAAGGGGACCCCACTTTTGATCTTGATGCGGCGCGTACTGCTTACCAGTGGGTAATGGAGCGCGACTACGACGAAGCTTCTATGGCCTTGCGGATCACTGTCTTTGACGAAACCGCAAGGGATCTTGAAAAGTACGGTGACTTTGTTCGCACGGAGATTGCTAAGCAGGCTAAGGGTCGTCTTGACCATGTCCGCAAGGCTGTAGCCAAGCGTCACATAGCCAACCCTTCTGAGGAGACCGAAGCGCTTCTCGTTGCTATCGGAAAAGCTTCCTCATTTATTGACCCAGATCTATCAGTTCGCGCTCAGCGCCAATGGCGTTCTAACGATGGCCGTTTCCGCGTGATGAGCACGAGTATTGGCTATGGGAGGCAGCGTAAGCCTCTTAGCGCCGCACAGGCTCAGCGGCTTAACATCCCTAAGCCCACCGCAGGGGGAGGCACCGTCAAGACGGTAAGCCTTAGCCGCGAGCAGACGCGAGATTACCAAGAGGCTTATTCACAGATTGCCCAAACCCTTCGTCGGGCTCGCGAAGCTGATCCGCAGGCGATCTTGCAGATTCACTACGAAGACGGCACGCCTTCAAAGGAAATTCTTGTCAATGACGAGACAAAAATCGCAGAAATTATTGATGGCAACCAGTTTAAGCGTAATAACAAGATTGACCGCGTTGAAGTTCAATCCCTGCGCCAAATGTCTCCCACGCGTGAAGACGCATTTGACGTGATGGGCGCCATGCGCGTTCCGTCAAATATGGCTGGAGCTATTGCTGGAGCCAACGTCCCTACCGAGAGCCTTAGTACGTTTAGCGACAAGTGGACGCGTACTGGGGTCGATGGCAGGAACCTTATTGCCAATCCATCCGAGCGCGCCTACCGTCGATTGTCTGCGTCAAGCGAGTTTTTGGATTCTCTCCTTCCTGAGGATAGCCAGCGTTCTGGGCTCCAGCGCAAGCTGGCGTTGGCTTTTGGCGCTGGCAAGTGGGCAGGCAAGTACGGAACCGAAATTGAGCAGGTCATTGGGCCATCCGTGCGGCGAAGCTCTTACCGCTATCGGGGCACCGAAAAGAAGCCTGATCCGGGAATTCAGAACACAATTAACGCGGCGATCACGCGTAACCGCGGGGATCTGAATCAGGCTCGTAGCGAGATGATTTATGGGCGCAAGGATCTAGTGGCAACCCGCAACGGAACAGCCGAGGATTATAAAGAGTCGCCAATCATTTCTTATTTCCTTGGTCGTCTGCCCAAGGCTGAATTGTCCCGTCTCCAGAACAAGTCTGGCGTCACGCCACCAAGCCAAGGGGTCATTATTGACCGCAGCGGCCAGGTAGCCACTGAGGCTGTTGGCTACGGTGACGACTGGTACCTACCATTCGATCTAAAGAACCTTGGCCGCATGCGAGGTGGAGAGTACATTCGCACCCGTACATACGGGGGTCCTTCCACGGAGGATATTTACGCCGGAATGGTCGGCGGGGCGCGGGCAATGACTGTCGTGTCTCGTTCTGGGGTATTCACCATTGAATTTGACGACACGTTCCGCGGCTCTAGGCGCTACAACGACAACGCTGCCAGAATGGTTAAGCGCTATGGGATGCTGCTTGACGCAGTAAAGAACGGCGAAATCACTCTTGATGAGGTCCCGCAGGACCGAATGAAAGAGCTGTATGAAGAAGCTAACTACGAAGTTGGCGAAGGCCCTGAGTTTGAAGATCGGCGTCGCAGCTGGGTTAACAACCAACTCAAGGATTTTCAGGTTCGTCGCCAGATGTCAGCTGAGCGCAAGAGCAAGGCTACTGAAGAGTTCTTGCAGGACAAATTCTCTGCGTCTAACGACGACTGGGAAACCCAAGTCGCTGAGCGTGTAAAGCGCGAAACTGCTGACGAACTTCGTCAAGATCAAATGTTCCAAAACATTAACTCCGTTGCTAACGGAAAACGTCC